CGTCGTGGACTTATGAGGACGCGGAGGGCGAACCGCTCTACGTGATCGAGCGGTGGGAGCCGGGAAAGCACGGGCGGTCAAAGGAGTTTATTCAGCGTCTTTCCGATGGGTCCTACGGAAAGTCGCCGCGGCAGGTGATGTTCCGGCTGCCGCGCGTGATCAACGCCATCGAGGATGGCCGCACCGTGTTTGTTGTCGAAGGCGAGAAGGCGGCGGATGCGCTGGCCAGCATCGGCGCGGTGGCGACGACGTCACCAGGCGGAATTCAAGCGAAAGTGGGCGAGTTCAAAACGTGGGCGTCGCAAGGGTTCGCCGACCCGTTGCGCGGTGCCGATGTGGTGCTCGTGCCCGATAACGACGACGTCGGCCGCAGGTTTATGAGCGAGGTGGCCGACGTGTTGCGCCCGATCGCTGCGTCGGTGGCGACGGTGATCCTCCCCGTAAAGGACAAGGGCGACGACGCGCACGAATGGGTGGAGGCCGGCGGCACCATCGCCGACCTCGAGGCCATGGTGGTGCAGGCCCGCACGATTCCCGAACCCGCGCCGCAGCCGGTGGAGCCCATGGCGCCGTCGGGTCTGCTGACGGACACCGCGAACGCGGAGGTGTGGGCGGCGCTGCATCGCGAGCGGTTCCGATGGGATCAGACCGCCGGGGACTGGCTTGAATGGGACGGGCAGCGGTGGCGCCGCGACCGGTCCGGGGTCGCGCTGCTGTCGACCAAGGACGTTGCCCGGCACTGGCTCAACGCCATGGCTGCGTGCGCCGACAAAGACGAGCGGCGGGCCATGCTGAAGCATGCGGAGGCAGCCGAATCCGTCAGCCGGCGCAAGGCGGTGCTGGACCTCGCGAAGGCCGAGCCAGGGATTGCCGTACGGGCGGAAGACTTCGACGCCGACCCGTGGGAGATCAACTGCCTCAACGGCATCCTCGATCTGCGCACGGGCGAGCTCGCTCCACACAACCCGGCGCGGCTCATGACCAAGCTGGCCCCGGTCTGCTACCGGCCACAGGCGCAGGCTCCGCGCTTCGACAGGTTCCTGGCCGAGGTCATGCCGGACGAAGACGTGCGGCGGTTCCTCATGCGCGTCTTTGGCTACGCCATGACCGGCGTTGTCCGGGAGCACGTCATGCCGGTCCTGTGGGGCGCGGCGGGCCGCAACGGCAAGGGCACGCTGGTGGAGTCCGTCTTCGGGTGCCTCGGGGACTACGCCATGCCGGTCCCGACCGACCTCGTGGTAGAGCGTCGGCAGCAGCAGCACCCGAACCTCGTGGCGCAGCTCCTCGGCGCGCGGCTTTGCGTCGCGGCTGAGATCAAAGCCACGGACCGGATCGACGAAGCGCAGGTCAAGAACCTGACGGGCGGAGACAGCCTGCGGGCGCGGTTCCTCGGGAAAGAGTTTTTCACGTTCGCCGCAACACACAAGCTTTTGTTGCAGACGAACCACAAGCCTCGTGCGCCGGCAGACCCGGCCCTGTTTGCACGCATGCGGGTAATACCGTTTGTAGTCAGTTTCCACGGGCGCGAAGACCCTACCTTGCGCGGTACCCTCGCGACTGAGCGCGAGGGCATCCTGGCCGCTTTGGTGCGGTCCTGCATGGACTGGCAGCGGGAGGGGCTGGGGACCGCTCAGGCAATTGAAGAGGCCACCGCCGAATACAAGGAGGAGTCCGATCCGGTCGGCCAGTTCCTTGCCGAAAACGTCATACACTCTCCGGGCGCAAAAGTTAGCGGCTCACAACTGTATAGCGAATATCGCAAGTGGTGCGAAGAGCGCGGAGAGGCCCCATGGACGGCTACTGCGTTCGGTCGGGACATGCCTGGACGGGGTTTTCGGAAGGTCAAACAGTCCGGCGGCACTTTTTACGTTGGCATTGGGATGCGGTTTCCCGGGGCAGTGGTGGGTTATGGTGGGTCTGCTGGCCCCTCTAGCAAGATCGGGCCTCGCGTAGATCGACCTGCAAACCCACCACAACCCACCATACCCACCACAACTCACCACACCGACCACAACCAGGAGGATGATGAAAATGATCAACCTATGTTCTGGAACGACGAACAAGAGTGGCGAAATAGAAGTGACTGAGTCATCCGGCACACCCGCAGACGCGCCGCCGCGGACTCCCGCAGAAATCGCCCGAGAACGCGCGCGGCAGGCGCTGATGAGGTACAGGCCGCGCAGCAAACCAAAACGCTGGCGATGATTTGTGATCCATGGTAGGATTCTCCAGCTCGTCTCTTCCTCCAAAAAGAGCTACAGCCCCGCAAGGGGCTGTTTTTTTGCTTTGGGTGGTTGTTGGGTGGCTCTCAGCCCTCAAGGCACTCCGATCGCGGCATCGTGACCCCGATTGGCGCGTCCGCGGTGCCATCGAGGAAACGATAGGTGCAGACTCCCTCCCTGTAGTCTGCGACGTCACAGGGACGCCAGATCAGGCCACGATCCCCGAGGGTCTCGTCGCCCGTGTCCAGGCACACTCCAGGCGCTGAGTCGACCTCAGCGCCGCAAGAAACGAGGCCCACGGCCAGCAACCACGCCCACACGGGCAGACCCTCGCGTTTTGCTTGGCGGGTGATAGCGCGTTGCATTGTCCTACACATACTGACACTCCTATTGCTCACGATTGCTCACGATTGCTCACGATTGCTCACACGCCAAAAAGGCGGCACAGCAGGTCCTCGAGCTCGTCTCGGCTGAGGTCAGAGTCGAGGTAGGCGCACGTCGGTGCGACGATTGGCGCGCCGTCAGAGTAGGCGGCGAGCGCCCGATCCCACCAATTTTCGTTTGCTTCGAGTTCAGTCTGCAGGCCGTGCCACAGTTCCTCGTCGTCGGGATCAAATTCAAACCGGACGTAGCGTCCGGATGCGGTCACAAAGTCAAAACCGACCGACTGGCGTTCGATATAGGCGTCGTAGGATGGGTCGCCGTAGGAATAGTCGTAGTCGTACATGGTGTCTCTCCTGACGCCACAAGCCCGGGCTCGAGACCGGGCGGTGCTTGGCAGGTTGTGGGTTGGGCGATCAGGCTGCAGCGCGGGCGGCGTTCAGGCTCGCGGCCATCTCGCGAGCCTCGGCCAGAGCGCGCTGGTAGGCGCACCGCGCCGTGTGACCGACGTTCAGTTTTTCCCACGTCGCGACGACGCGTCGGACGCCCTTACGGCGGACGTCGATCGTGAGGCGGCGCTCGTCGACGTCGGCCGCGACCTCAAGCACGCCGACGCGCTTGTAGATGCCCCAGCACGAATTGGGCATGGCGGCGGCGGAGCTGACGACGACAAACTTGGTGGCGGTGGCGGTGGCGGTGGTCATTGTCTCTTCTCCCGTTCGACCCGCGTTAGTGCGGCGCCGTGAGACCATTCTACACGCTCTGCAAACAATGTCAAGCACAGCACGTCTGTTTTGTGGATCTCCGCGTTGCAAAGCCGGATCTGGGCAGATCTGTGATCTGATCTGTGATCTGATCCATCGTCATGTCGCGGCCTGATCTGGCTTGTTTTGTGGCTTTGCAAAGCCAGATCTGCAGGAAAACCAGGGGTGGGCGTTCCGATGGGATCTGCTGATTTGCGTTGCGTGCTTTACTTTGCGTGCAAGGCGAGTAAAGTGGGCGCATGGCAAAAGAAAATATCACCCTCTGGCGGGCCGCAGACGACGACTATATCGGAGACTCAGCCTCCTTTGCGGAGTCTCGCGAGGTAGCTGAGCTCTACCTCGACAACCCATCGTTTGGCGGCGCGCGTCTTTACCGCGCTGAGGTTGAAGCACACGACGTGCTTGATCTGACGTCGGATGGCGCGGAACGTCTGAGGGATGCACTCGGTAGCGAGCCCCGATTCGGTGGCGCTGTCGGGCTCGACGAGATCGTACCAAGGATCGCAGAAGACCTTCGCGACGCCGGATATCAATGGGTTCGCGTGCCGGAGAGCTACCCAGCGGGCACGGTGACGTGGGTGTACGTCGGCGGGTCATCTGGAGAAGAGCCAGAGCTAGTCGAGGCGTGACGATTTGCAGAGTGTGCTTGACTTTGTTTGCAAGCCGAGTAAAGTAGACGCACACCAGGGAGAGATCGCCATGAACAAGAATACCGACAACCGCCGAGTCACTGGTTTCGCCGTGTTTGCTTCCGACGGCAAACTTGTGTGTATCGAAAACAAGAAGACGCCGAAGTCGGCGATGCGAATCGCTGCCAGCATCGGCGGCACGGTTTCGGCTATCGTTTCTGACGGTACGGGCTTTATTCAATACCGAAACATCTGACCCCACGGGCCCCCCTCACGGGGGGTTTGTTTTTTCGTGCCAACGTGGCATAGGATATGCCTATGCCATCTCCCCGTGCCGTCGATTATGGCCGGGCGTCCGATCGCCTGCGCCTATCGAGGTGGCTGCGTACAGCCACCGATCACATCCTGCGCGTGCAGTACGCCAAGGCCGTCGGCAACCCCGACGTGGTGCCAGACCTGACAGAGTCTGAGCGTCTATCTGTCGTCGAGGCAGACAGCAAGGATCGCAACGCGGCAGCAAAAATGATCCTTGACATCACCCTCGCCGCCCATGCGCGGTGGGAGGCGCCAACACCAGGTGACGACACACCCCGCGCACTCGGCTCTGAATGGCGCCGACCCTCAATCGACGAGCTCGAGGAACGACTGGCGGCGCTCGCGGACGACGGCGACCGCGCATCCATCCTCGCCATGCTTGCCGCCCTCGACCCCGCACGCTACGGGCCCCCAGGCAAGACGATCCCGCCGCCGGACAGCTCCGTCGACACGGTCGACTTTGCACCTGCGATCATCAAGTGAAGCGGGGCCTCGCGACGTTTGGCAAGCGTCACCTCGAGGTGCTGGCCGATCGTGCACCTGGAATCCGTGTCGTTTCGGGCGGCTATGGCTCGGGGAAAACGAGCGTCGGCGTCGCGTGGGCAGTCGACCTCGGGCTACGCGCTGGCCACCTCGGGCCAATCCTCGCGACGGAGCCGAGCTATCGCTCCGTCGTCGACGTGATGGAAAGCGCGATCATGCGCTACTGCGATCTGTGGGGGCTCCCCTATCGACGTTGGGTAAGCGATCATATTTTCGAGATTGGCAAGACAAAGAAATTTGAGCTGTGGTGCAGATCTCTCGACAAGCCGCGCGCCGTCGAGGGCATCAACGCGATCGGGCTGTGGGCAGACGAGTGGGAACTGTGCGATCCCGAGTCGCTGATCCCGGCGATGCAGCGCGTGCGCGTCGGCGACGCTCTCGAGATCCTCCTCACCGGAACACCCGAGGGCTACGGGCCAGCATGGGAAGCGGTCTTGGCGAACCCGTCTCCGACGACGCGGCAATACGTGATCCGTACCCAAGACAACCCTTTTCTGCCCGCGTCCTACGTCGACGAATCGGCATCGAGGCTCGGCACCGACGAGGCCATCAAAGAGAAATTGGAGGGAATCCGCACGGCGCGCGGCGGCCGCGTCTACTCCCGATTCGATCGCCGCATCAACGCCGCTCCTGTCGTCAAGAGCGGGCGCCTCGTCGTCGGTTGCGATTTCAACGTGAGGAATATGCAGTGGGTCATCGCCGAAGTCGACGACGTCAACCGACGAATCCACGTCGTGGGCGAAGTGATTAAACAAGGCGGCACGACGACGGACGAACACGCTGAGCGCACGGCGCAAATGATCATGCGCCGACTCGGTCGCTCGCGAGAGGATGTGCACGCGATGCGGATTCGCGCCTATCCCGACGCGAGCGGACAAAGTCTCCACACGACGTCGACGCTGTCAGACGTGCACCTGCTTTTACAGGCCGGTTTCAGGCCCGATCCGCCGACGAGAAACCCGCCGATCATGGAGCGCGTCAACACCGTCAACGTCTTGTTTCGCGATCGTCGTCTTTCCGTCGACGTCGAGGCATGCCCGACGCTCGCGAGGGCACTCGAAACACAAGCCCTCGATGCCAATGGCGAGCCAGAAAAAAAGACGGGCGCTCTCGACGTCTCGCACATTCTCGATGCGCTCGGCTACGTGTGCCATCGGCTATTCCCTGTGCATCGACGGGCACAGACCACGTCGACGTATGCGCCGGTCGTAGACGAGTGGGGGCCGGTGGCGTAGGCTATCGGCATGCTCAATGTCAACAGCGCAAGCGACGCAATCGTCTCCCAGATCCGAGACCAGGCGGGGGCCTGGACACCGGACCAGCTCACGGCGTTGCTCGATGCCGGGCGTCGCCAGCGGGCGGCAGACTACGATCGGATCGTCAAAGGGATCGCGGTACGCTACAGCGGCGACCAGATCGGCGTCGTCAGAGACGCTTTGAAGGCGGCGTACCCAAAGACGCATCAATCGCTCAGGCCGGACCCCGTCAACTGGTTACGGTTTTTCGCGAGACAGGATTCGGGAGTCTACAGCGAACCCGCGCAACGATACCTGGAGGACGAATCGGGCGAGCCTCTCGACGTCGACGACGTGCGAGCCGTCGAGTTTGCCGAGGCAATTCGAACGATGGGCCTCGACGTGCTCATGCCCGAGGCTGAGCGCCGATGCGCGGCCGGGGCTCGAGCCGTCGCCGTCGTCTGCGGATGGCAACGCGTCGGCTCCGACGACGATGGCCATGCTGTGGCGCACATCTACTGGGGCCACGACGTCGTCACGATCGTGCACCCGTCGGCACCCGACAGTCCCGATGCGGTGCTTTTTGTCGCCTTGCGGCAAGCCTCGCCGTCGGGCAGCACGTCGCCGCTTTGGTGGTGCTGGTCGAGGCCCGTTGTCGAGGACGAGCTGGGCGCGATCGTCTCGTTTGGGCCATGGTCACATCGACGTGTGAGCGAGGATGGCAAAGTGGCGACGGCGTCCGAAGTTTACGAAGGTCGCTTGCCAGTGGCCTTCCTGCGAACTGAGACGGCTTCCAGCGGACTTTGGCCAGACCCTGACAGGGATGTGTCGGTCAACGTCGACGCGCTCAACGTGGCGCGCTCCAATCGCCAGCACGTGATCGATATGCAGGCCCACGCGACGTGGGTCTACAGCGGCACCGTGAGGGAGACGTCGGAGCTCGTCGGCGGTCCTGGGGTCGTGCTCCAAATTGGGTCCGGCGAGACGCTCCAGGCGCAGACTGCCGGCGCGGATCATGTGGCCATCGAGGCCAGCGCGACGCGAGACTTGCAAGAGCTGGGCGTCAGCCGTGGCAACAGCCCCGATGCCTATGCCGTCGAGCCCGGCGCTGCACAGTCGGGTGTGTCTCGCATGATCGCCAATGCGCCACACGATCAACGCATCGCCGAGATGCGCCCCGTCTTCGTCGACTTCGAGGAGCGCCAACTTCTGCCGATCGTCGTCGACGTGCTGCAGCTCTTCGACCCCGATGCACCAGCCGACTTCGGCCTCGTCGATCCGCGCTGCAAGTTGTCCAAGGGCAAGGCTTACGAAGCGGACACCGAGAAGACCGATCGCGTCTTGGCGCTCAAAGCGGCAGGGATCATCGACGACGCCGACGCACGCGTGATGTTGGGCCTATCGGCGGACCGTGCAGAAGCCGAGGCCTACCTCGGCCAGACGCGGACCACGATCGCGAGCTTGCCCGGAACGCTGGTAGGGTCGCCGTTCACCTCGCCACGGGAGACGACTGAGCGATGACCACGACACACTGCCCTGACCCGATCGGATACATCCTCGGTCAACCCATCTATCTCAAGTGGTGGGAGGAAAGCGCGCCCGCTGTCATCTACAGCGATCGGTGCGTTGAGGTGTCTTCGATGGACGAACTTGTCACATTGGCCAAAGCAGAAGACGGTGTCTGTTTTGCGGTCGACGAGAATCTGCGGGATCAGATCTACCTTGGTGTTGATCTGACTCGCAGGGTGCCGAAGGCATGAGCGGTGCCGCCGCCGCCGGGGTCATCGCCGATGCTGCAGTGGAAGACCTGCGGCGATTGGAGGCTGCGCTTGAACGCGATCTTCTGCGTATCCTTCTCTCGCTTGACACGCTCCCCGGCGAGGATTCGCTTGTCCGTCGACAGGCACAAACGTCAGCCGCTGTACTGGCGCAAGTACGGAGCCGTCTCGAGCAAGAGGGCGAGCGGCTCACTGGCGTCGTCGGCCAGCGCGCTATCGAGGCTGTCTCTGCTGTTCTCGGCGCACCGCCTGAGACGTTACCGCTCGACGCGCGAAAAGAGCTTGACCAGATCGTAAACGGTCAGACTGGCGACGTCGTCAAGACATTCAAGTCGGCAATCCCAGAGATGCGAGAAGCGGTGGCGCGCGGCATCGCAAGCGGCGGGAGCCTTGCCGACGTCGTCGAGGCAGTACGCCAGCGGCTTGCGACGACGTACCTTCGTGCAAGCGCCGCGGTGGACTCTGCGATCATGGCGGTCGGTCGACGCGCCGTTGTCAGCGCCGCTCGTGAGGTCGAGGCAGAGCTTGACCTCATCTACGTCTACGTCGGGCCACGCGACGACAAGAACCGCGATTTCTGCAAAGCCTGGGTCGGCAAGGCCGTCACCGATCCCGCGCGCCTCGACAACGGGCAGGGCCTTCCCGTCGAGGACTACTGCGGAGGCTACAACTGCCGACACTCATGGGCACCGACGACGGTGGAGACGGCGGTTCGAGAGGGGATAGATATTTATCGCCCCGACGGGTCGAGGCTGATCATCGACGTCGAGACAATGGCCATCATGAGGTGACGCATGGGCATCACGACCAAGCGGAGCGGCACACCGGTCAAGTTTGACGCCGTGAAAGCGGCAAAGGTGATCAGCGCGTTCGTTCCTGGCGCGATTCTGCTGCGCACAGCTCAAGGCAAGTCGACGACGGGGGCTGCCTTCGCGCCCTATAGTAACAGCTACCGTAAGACGCTGCGGGCGATGGGCGAGGATCAGAAAGTCGACCTCCGCTTGACGGGTGGCCTGCTCAACAGCATCAAGGTGCGAGACACCGTCATTGCCGCCGATTTCGTCGAGGTCACGATCGCACCCGACAACGGCACATCGCCGGAAGTGAGGGCACCGTCTCAGACGCGAGCGATGCGAAAAGCGGGGCTCGTCGAGGGACGTTTCGGCGAAACCAAGATTTACAAGACCCTTCGTCGTGGCGAGGCCAAAAAACTCGCTAAAGACCTCGAATACGAGACTGGCGCACGCATGATCAAGACCGGCGAGCGCGGCCCGCCGCACAACGTCCTTGGGTATTGGATTCATCATGGCATCGGCATGCCGGCAAGGCCCTTCATGGGCCTGACCAAAGAGCAAGAGGCTGAGCTCTACCGGCTGCTTGGCAAGGCCAGAATCTTCGGGTGACGGGCCTAGCGTTCTGCTGTCAACTGCAATATAGTGCAGTCCATGCAGCGCGTCCTAGTCGGGTCAACCGAGTCGATCCTGAGCTATCCTCGGCTCTCCGACGACGTCGGCATCTCGACTGGCGTGCCCTCCGACCCCGCCACGGCGCGGCGCATCTCGTCGCAGTACCCTGACGCCGACGGTGTCTACGTCGCGGCAACGATTGACTCTCTGTCGACGACGACGCAGGGAGCCTGCAGCGAAGGCGACGACAGGATCCCGCTCGCGGCGTCGGTCGCCATCGTGGCCGGGCGACGGTATCTGGTCACCGATTCGGCCAGCGCTCGGCCCGTAGTGGTTGTCGCGGGCCGTGGCGGCACCCTAGCCACGCTGTGGCTCGCTGAGCCCCTGCCCTGCGACCTCGGCAACGCGTCGACTGTGCGCGGTTTTGCGGTGTCTGTGGCGCTCGATGCGGCGCAGACATCGGAGCCCGGCGCTGGCTATATCCTTTTCCGCGCCACCGTCGACGGCGTCGTCCGCGAGTGGGACGAGCCATTCCGCGTTGTCCGCCGCATCACGTCGGTGGCGCTGACGCCGACGGAGCTGACACAGTCCTATCCGGTCGTGCGGCAGGTGGCATCGTCGTCAGATCTGACGCTTGAAGAGGCTATCCAAGCGTCGTGGCGCATGGTGGTTGTACCCGCGCTCGCGGCGCGCGGCATCCTCGACGAGGACGTCCTCACCGACGACGTGTTGGTCCCGCTCCATGCGTGCGCAACGGTGCTGCACCTCGTCCGTCAGTGGCCGGCGGCACCGAGTGAGTTTGTCTCCCGCATGGAAGCCGCTTACGAGCAAATCAAACAGACGACGTGGGACCGGATCGACCTCATCACCCGGTCGCAGGATGAGGAGACCCCCGACGTGCCGACGCCTGGTAGCCAGGCTAGCCGCTACATGAGGATGACGCGGTGACCTGGCGCGATGCTCGCCGCGCCCTCGTGGCGATTCCGGCGAGTGTCACTCCGTCGGTGGTCGGCCGTGGGTTGCCGGCGAAGTTTTCTCACGACGTCGCGGGCCACGACGAGACAGTCGGATCGCAGTCTCGTCGATGGTGGGCTCGCGTGCTCTCGGGCGCTGGCGAGGGTCCATACCAAGTGCAACAGACGCGGCATCGACTGACCTGGGAGGTCGTCGTCGAATACGTCGACAGCATTGGCGACACGGCGTCAATCGACGAGGCCATCCCCACCGATGCGGCACAGCTCTCGGCGGCATTTGCCAGCGGCTCGAGCTGGGATAGACCGAATAGCGGCATCGTCGCGGTGACGCCAGCAGGCGACAACGTGGCGCCGTATACGGTAGAGCAAGTCAGCGGCGCACGTCGCCTGCGGATGAATCTTGAAGTGAGGTACACGACATGACTGACGTCTCAAGACTCTCGACGCTGCGATACGCGCTGCACACGAACAACACGACGTTTACGGGCACGCCTGGCACGTTGTTTCCGCTGCGCATCACCGACGACGGCGCGAGTTTCCTTCCTCGCAACCGCACGCCAATTCCGCGTGCGTTGCGGTCGCTGTCTGGTCGTCGCTACTCGCACATTCGTGGCGTGCAGGATCTCGCCGACATCACCGTGGCGACGGAGTTCAGGGGGGTCAACAGCAACACCGGCGCGGCCGTCACCGACTGGGAAGCGAAGATGGAGCAAGGCTACTTGCTCGCCAGCCTCTTCGGTGCGGTTGCACCCGCGACGACGGGTGTCGCGCCGACGGTTGCCTCAAGCGGTCACACTCCGGCGACTGGTGTGCTTGCTGTTGTCGGCACGACGACGTCCAACGGCCAGGTGATCGGCTTCGCGACGTCCGACGGGTTCGAGGTGGGTCGCATCGCTAGCGGCGGTGGCACGACGACGTTGACGCTGGACCATCCCTACACCGGCACGCCGACGACGTCGGCGACAGTGTTTCGTGCGGCGGTCTACTCGGTCAACGACGCCGTCAGACAACATGTGCATGCGTTTTTCACTGCCGAGGGCAGTGAATGGCGCCGCGATTATTTCGGGTGCGCGCCGATGTCGATGTCGCTCGCGTTGCCAAATGCTGGCCTCGTGACGATGTCGTCGGTGTTCTCGCCGACGTCGTTTGCTGATGTGGCCGAGGCCGACCCGGCGCACGCTGAGCCTGTTGCAGGGAGCCCGATCGTCGTCGACGCAGCTCGCGTGTGGTTCGCTGGCTTGAACGTTCTCGCTCGAGACCTGACGATCAGCTACAGCGCCGCTACGCAGGCGCGCACGGCGTCGACGCGGACCAACGGCAAGCTCGGTGGCGTCTCGAGCACCGGCGACGGGAAGACCTTCACGATTGAATTCTCGGTCTACGTCGGCGGCGGCGTGCTTGCCGGTGAAATCCAAGACAGCGCGGGCACCCCGTCGCTCAACGCGTTGATCGGCGACAGCGACTCCAGCGGCACGCCGTCGACGACGCGCAAGGTCTCGCTGCAATTTGGCTCCGCCGTCGGTGCGTGCGGATACGCATACTTGCCCGAGGCCGATTGCGTGGTGACGACGCAACACACCGACGGGCTCACCGTCGCTCGCGTTGTCGCTACTGGCACCGGCGCTCTCCCCGCTGTCCTTGCTGTTCTCTGAGGTGACCCATGGCCGTTCGCATCGCTAACACCGTCCGCAACACTCGAGTCGACGCAATCCGCGCGGCGATCGACGCTGGCGCGGGTGCGGGTCTTCTTCGTATCTACAGCGGCTCGAAGCCCGGCACGAAGGGCGCCGCGCCAGCGGGCACCCTGCTCGCTGAGCTCACGTGCGCCGACCCCTGCGGCTCATCGTCGTCTGGCGTGCTGACGTTCACCGTGCCATTCAGCGACACATCGGCGAACGCCACGGGCACGGCAGCGTTTTTCTATCTCGTCGATTCGACGGGCACCTTCGTGTGTGACGGCGATTGCGGCACCTCGGGCAGCGACCTCAACTTGACGACGCTGTCGATCGTCTCGGGCCAGCCGGTGCAGGTCACGAGCTTGACCATCACCGACGGGAACAACTGATATGCCAGATAACGTCGGCTACACACCGGGATCGGGCGCCACGATTGCAGCCGACGACGTCGGTGGCGCGCTGTACCAGCGCGTCAAGCTCGCGACGGGCGCCGACGGGGTCATCGAGGGCGACGTCTCGCCCGCGAATCCTATGCCCGTACAAGAGGCCAGCGGGGCCATGTCGTGGCTTCGCAGGATTTTCGATCGTCTCTCGTCGCCGCCTGCCTATGACAGCTCACTCGACCGTTCACGTGGTACGGTCGTCGTCGAGAGTGGCACCGTAACGACAGTGAGCACCGTGACGACGTGCACAACGGTCACGACGGTGGCAGGACTCACCAACATCGACGGCCGCAACGGCGCAATGCTAATCGACCAGACCAACCTGTCGGCGTGGGCAGATTGTCACCGCGCGCGAATCACCTGAGGTAGCCATGGCCAACACGTTCAAAAAAGTCATCGATCGCATGATCTGGGCGCAGATTGCGCCGGCGCCGAACGCGCACGCTGCTGGCTCGTCGATGTGCTGGGATATGAGAAACGACGCCAGCCAAAATCCGTTCGTTTACAATCTCATCTCGACGACGGTGTTGAACCGGCTCAATATCGTCACCAAAGCGTGGCAGCTTGCTGTCTCTCCAGGCGTAAGCGCCGTCGCTGCATCGTCGACGTCGTGCTTTGTGCCGTCGTTTGGTGCGGTCGGCACGATCGCAGCCGGCGCCACGACGACAAGCGTTGTCCTCTCGACGGCACTGGCGACGGCTCCCGGCGTCAACATGTTGGCCAATCGTGGCGGGTCCGGCGAACTCGGCTTCAAACTTCGGATCATCGATACGGTAGCGGGCAAAACAGAAGAACGCTGGATCGTCGCCAACACGGCATCGACGACGCCAACGATTCACGTCGACGCTGCCTTCACCTTCACTCCGTCGACTGGCGCACGCTACGAGATCCTTGGTGGCCGTGTCTTCATGCTCGGGTCCGGCGCAATTGCGGCGACGTCGTGGCGTATCTTCGAGGTGATGACAAATTCGCTGACGAACGGCAGCAACACCAACTTGCCGACGATCGCGACTGATTCAGCGCTCCTCGTGATGGACGAGCAATACGTCCCCTACGATCACAAGCCCGGCGAAGGCATGGTCAAGGGCGCTACGGTCTACGACGCCTCGCCAGCGGGCCAAGGGCTCGTCGCGTTGCTTGCGACGGCGTCGGGTGCGTCGACGATCACTGGTCAGGCGACGGGCGGTGACGCCGTCGTCGCGATCAACGAATATCGCAATTTCCAGGTCCGCATCGTCGCTGACCCGACGACGCCGGGAAGCGTTGGCCAGCGCCGAATCATTGCCAGCCACACGGCGGGACCGTCGGCGGTCTACACGCTCGGTACCGCTTGGACGACACAGCCGTCGTCGTCGGCGCGTTTCGTGATTGAGCAACCAAACCAAATCGTGTTGCGCACGGCCGGCAACACGACGACGTATACCTACAACTACAGCGACGCCACGCAAAACAACGGTACGAACTCAATCGCCGCAAACGCGTGGTCAACGACGTATTTTGCCGTCGGGCCAGCGGTCAACGCGATCGGGTGCATGTGGATGCCTAGTTTCGGTATCCAGACCGACGTCGCGCGCCTTGCGCGACACAGCCACAATTTTTTCTGGCGCGGCAACGCGACAACGATCGACCTCCTCGACATCGCTGGGAGCACGACAGGCACATGGACCGGCGGCGTTACCTACGACGGCGTCTCACTTGCGCCTGCTGCTGGCTCGACGTCGTGCTACGCCCCTTACGACCAAGAGGGGCGCTTCAGCTACGTCAACATCTACGTCGCCAGCGCCATCAATCAAATCTTCCGATTTGACGCCAAAAACCGTGTCCTTTCGCCGTACACGCCGACAGGATTCATCCAAGTCGGAACGGCGACACAGGGCGGGCGCATGGCGTCGTATTGCGCGATCGACGGTACCGACAAATACAGCGTCGTGATGCTGCAGTCGCACCTCTCCACAATCAGCCAAGAACTCATCCCTCTCGTGTGAGGTCTTCCATGTCGATCCAAGAATTGATTGAGCTTGTCAGACGCAAGCTCACGTCGCTGAGCGGGGCACGATCGCATGCGTATCTCGTCGGCGACGTTGAAGCTGTCGTCGACCTTGATGCCAAGATTGAGACGACGCAAGCGTCATTGGACCAACTGCTGACGCTGGTGTGACGACGTGCTGCTGACGCTACTTTCCGGCGTCAGCTTTGCGGGCGTGAGTGCCTCGGGCACCATCACGCTCGATAGCGTCGTCGTCGCTGGCGACGGCACACAGACGCATGTCGCGACGGGTGGTATCACCCTAGACGACGTCACCGTGGCAGGCACCGGCGATGTCGGCTCGGCAAGCGTTGACGGCACCGGCGCAATCACTCTCGACAGCGTCACGGTTGCAGGGTCCGGCTCACCCGTCATCGTCGCGAGCGGTGCCATCACCCTCGACGGCGTCATCCTCGCCGGTGCAGGCTCGCCAGTCGTCGACAGCACGGGCGCGGTCACTCTCGACGACGTAGCCTTCGCAGGTGCAGGACA